CAAGGTATGTACCAGCAGCAGCATCAAGTGCAGCACCGTCAACAATGTCATCTCCACCAGCAAAGTCAATATTACAAGTACAACTTGCAGTAAAGGACTTCATGATTTCCGCACCACCAGCAAGCATTACTGATTCAGAAGGGATTTCAAGTAGTTGGAAAATGTCACCATTAGCAATGGTAGCACCTGCAGCAATCATAGCATCAATATCTAAGATTGCTTCAATAGTGCGGACATTGTTACCAACAACTGTAGGAACAGCAAGAACGTTTGCTCCTACACCAGCGGTATCAATGGAAGTCATGTCAAAAGTAGCCATAGTTTATATCTCCCCTATGCTGCGTTATAACGAGCAGTTACGATTGCTTCAGGACGAAGAATCTTCCTACCGTATAGGTGCATACCACGAACGATGTCAGCAAAGCTGTCAGGGTCACGATACGTTTCAGTTTTGTTGATCTGCTCAGCAGTAGCTACAGCAGAATCATGACCAGCTACGATAACACCGAAGTTAGTTAACTGATTTGCAGTACCTGATGTACCTGATCCAGTGCCTACAGCAGGCAGATTGGATGAAGAGTACACACGGAAGCCGTGGAAGTTGTTAATGGTCAAACCATTACGTAGTCCACCTGATTCACCGAAGTCTGCATTCATGAAGCGTGAATCTTCATCAGCAAGAATTTCCATGAATACTGGATCAATCACCAACCAGCGACCTTGTGAGTCAACCTGTTGTTGATCAAGCAAACGCTTCATGCGTGAGATTATCATCGCAGGTGAAACGGTAGCAGTTGGCAACGATGTTGCACCCGGCATACGAGCAGTCACAGGAATTGAGTGAGTGCCAGCAGACGTAGTAGTTATATTTCCAAAATCGCCCTTGTGGAGCTGCATTGAAGATAGTAACTCATTCGCACCTGCAGAGCTTACAGCTTTAGTACCATTAACAGTTGTGTTAAGGGCATCAGCTTTGCTATGTAGAGCAGACTGTGCGTAGCCAGACATGTAGCCAAGAACTTCTTGGTCATGATTATCAGCTAAACGATAGGCTGCACGATTGGTTGCAAGATCCATGAAATTTACATGCGAATGCGCTTCCTCAATATCGTCCATCTTAAAAGCAAAATAGTTAGCTTTATCAATGACTAAGGAGAAGTCTTCGTCCTGTAAATCCTGTGCTGTGACATTTGTGCCACGTGCATATGACGATACAGAAATTTCAGGTTCTTTGATAATTTTTACTGTATCCCCTTGGGCAGCAATTTCTCCCATGTAGTCAGAATTAGTAATATCACCAGCTACAGTGCTCTTGCGGAATGCAAGCTGTACTTTTTTAGAATAGATTACTGGGCTAAAGTTACCATTTGGTAAATTGCCATAACCTGTTGCGGTTGTAAAAGCCATGAGATAAATCCTCCGTTAGGTGTTTGGCTTATAATTAATAAGATAAACTAACCGATAAGAGGCCAGACTTTTTAGGGTGCATATAAGTTTGAGGCATAAGGATCAGTTATGTAACTCAAGTTATACGGGCCTGTACTTGTCTAGGTAGATCTTATAATTGGTGTGTTTAGACTTAGCGAGGTAGTTTTGTCTTAAGAGCAAGGTAGTCTTTTTACAAGAGGCTTACTACTTAATGTAAAGACACCTATAGTTATACTAGGTACACTATAGATGTCAATGCCTTATTTGCTATTATCGTGCACCGCCTGTCATATCGTAGTCGAACTTTCCAGAACGGATAGATTCCATAATAGCATCTGATTGTTTTTCATATTGAGAAGCAGTCATCCTATGTACTTGCGACTCAGAGAAATTTCCAGTTGGGTCACTTTGATCTGGCTTAGTTGTACGTTTAGTTACAACAGCAGAGGCTGCAGATTTAGATGACTTCTTTTTAGTTTTATTGTCTAGACCCTTGTCTACTTTATACAAATCTATTACACGAGTAACAGATGCAGGGTCTTCAGAGTTCTCATACAGGGCATCCTGTACCCACTTAGGTTGTTCACCAGCCCAATCGTGGAAGACATCACTACTACGTAGGTCATCAAAGTCAGGGTGCATAGCCCTAATCTCATCTTCCATCCTGTTGCGGTCAGACTCTGCGCTAATGCGATCAATCTCTTGCAAACGACTTTCTGCACCAGAAAACTTCTCTTGTGCTTTCTTCTCTGCAATGCGTTCAACAATAGCGGCTACATCAGGATACTGGCGAGTCCACTCTTCTATGTCTTCATCTGACTTAGGAGGACGTATGTCACCTCTCTCTTGTGCATTCTCTAGCTGAGTTTTAATTGCCTTAAGTTCTTCAGCTTGTTTATTCTGATGACTACGTAAGTCACTGTAGCGTTTCTTGTAGGTCTTCTCTTCGCTACTTAGGCTTTCGTCTTCTTGTGCTTCATCTTTAGCGTTGGCTTCTTTTTGTTTGGGATCACTTGCATCTTGTACTTTGTTTGATGCAGCTGTCTCGCCATCGGATTCCTCACTGTCATCGGACTTTTCTCCCATGAGATCTTTTAGTTCTTCTTCCTGCTCTTGGATACGGCGCTTGTTAGCATTACTAAAGTTTGCATCAACGAATCCTGCAGTCTTAGGTGTGTTCATAGTTTGTAGTTCGGGCATAGTATTTCCTTTATGTGGGGCCAGCATTAGCCGGGTAGCCTTATAGTTTTTGTCGGAGTAGTTACTTCTTCTTTTTCTTTTTCATTAATCCACCTTTATATCTTCCTCCTTTAGCTTTTCCATCTTTATCAAGTTGACCTGATTTTTTCTTTTCCTCAATAACTTTTTTATTCTGTACTAAACGATTATCTTTTTCTGCTTTTGTTAATTGATTTTCGGTCTTTGAAAGTTTCTGGCCTAATAAATTTGTACCTGATGCTCTAGCTTTATCAACATCAGCTTCGGTAGCAGAACGACCTAGTTTCTTTTCTATTGCTGCTGTTGTTGCATCTGCTTTATCGACACCAGCACTTACAATATTTTTATTCATACCACTAGTTACTGGCGCAACTCCTGCAGCTGTAATTTGTGATTTTCGCTCTGCAGCTGTTGTACCAAAATCAAATGGATCAGTACCATACTCATCAAGTATTTTATTTGTAAGGTTAGAAGTATTAGTTAAAGCATATGATATTATTGAACCAAGTTTAGTTGGATCACCAAGGCGATCTGTAGTACGTTTTGCTAAAGCTGCTTTCATACCAGCTATTGCTTCTGAATCATACCCTCTTGATTCCAAATAGTCAATGTTACTTTGCAGTTCGCCAATTGCAGTAGCTTGAAGGAATTGCCCAACAGGACTATTCTTAAAGAATTTACCTATAGTACTTTGCTCTTTAGTAATTGCACTTAAGGTTTCTCCTGCAAGTAAATCTGGATCTGAGTAGGTATACTTATTCTTCCAAGCATCCATATCTACTTCAAAGTCATCATCTTTATTATTATTTAAGTTACCTGTAGGTGCAGTTGCTGCAGGAGGTACGCCCATGATAAACCCTGCAGGCACTTCCTGTAGCGGCTGATTTGTAACAGCATCATGAGGTATCTGCATAGTCTCACCTGTAGATGGATTGTAGTAGTCTACCATTATTGTAGCGTTACCAGCTTCCGTACCAGCCATAGGTCTAGTTCCAAATGATGAGAAGCCTAAGCCAAACTGAAAGGGGTTAAAAGTAGAAGCAGTAGTTGAAGTACCCGTTGCTTCTTCTACTGGAGGAACAGGCATATTATCAACTACATCACCGCCCGGTGCATAGCCAGAACTCTTCTCAGCTTTATTAGAAATCATATCTTGTACTTCAGTGTAGTTCTCAACTGGTATAAAGCCACCCCTAGCTAATGATTGAGTTTGCCTATTAGCTCTTTCCATATCATCGGGTTTCATGTTAGCCTTCGTAGTGTTTACTGTAACACCACGCTTAGATAACTCACCTAGCAAAGCAGGGTTTGTCTGAGCAGCAACTAAAACTTTATCAATAACAGAATCAATCTTAGTACTATCTTTATACGGAGATTCTGTCATGCCACCTACAGCAAAGCCAACAGTCATACCTTTAGCTTTCATACGAGAGTTTACTAAGGGGTCATTGAAGCCCTCTGATGCCATAGAGTTTAGTGTACTGTTTACAAGACCGCCTTCCTTTAGACCAGATGAAGACAGAGCTTCTTCAAGACTAGCTAAGTCTTCCTCACTAATGTCCATGCCACCAACAGGAGCATCCACTGGCTCACCACCAATGCGACCATCTGCTTCCATATTAGCTAGGCCTGTCTTAGCTTTTGTACGGAGGTCTTCAAAGAACTTTACGCCAAAGAAACGAACAACATCAGCAGGTACAACATACTCGCCTTCACTCAGCCTAGCGTCAATGTCATCACGCACTTCTTCAGGCAAAGAGCCGGGAGGAATTTCGTTGCCTGATACAGGGTCTACTTGTGGACCTTGATCAGAAAAAGCCATTTCCATCTGTTCATTTATTGCCATTAACTTCATCCCTCAAATATTTAAGCTTACGTAGCATAGCTGCTTCGCCTTGACATCGAAACATATCATCTGTCTTTGTGACTTGTTCCATCTTCTTGTGCACTTGTAGTATCTTATCATCTAGCATTTCGCAGAACTCATCCCACAAAGGCTTATCGTTTACTAACTTCTGTAGTTTCATCTGTCAGGCCTCTGAACTAAGCCGCCTTTGTTTAACCTTAGTCTACTTGTTTTAGGATCTAACTTCAAGTCTTTAATGTTAATAGACTTACCTTTTAGTATTACAAAATCGCCTTTCTCAACATACGTTAAATCTTTAGTGCCTACTTTAATTTGATTACCAAGCTCAGCTTGCAATTGCTTTAAAGCTTTATCATAAGCTACTACATATGTATTGTGAAAGCCTGAGCCTTTAGTGATAGCTTTCTTATAGGCTTTAAGCCCCTCAGAAGTACCACGGTCAAATCTTTTTTCTGCTAGTTTCTCTATAGGAGGTAATACAATCTCATCAATACCTTTGGCTTTAGAATCTGCAATGATTGACTGCAGTAGAACTCTTACCGAATCAGTAAGTTTATTAATAGGTACTTCTTTTTTAGACACAGAAACTTTGGCTTGAGTTATAGCAGATTGAAAATCCCTATTCATTTTATTTAACTTATTAGGTATATCTGCAGCTACTGCTTCTAGAGAAACATTAATTTTATCAAATGCCATAGCTTTAAACATATCTTCTACAGCTGAGGTTAGGTATACACCTGCACTTTTGTATCCCCTTTTTTCAAATAGTTCTCTAATTATAGGAGTCCGTTCATTACTTCCAAGTTTTTTATTTACACCAATTGGAATTAATTCATTGAATACAAAGTCATCAAACTCTTTAAATAAACTACCCGCCATTTCAAACCCTTCTTCAAAAGCAATATCATCTATATCAGAATCAAACTTTACTCTTAACTTAGCTATGCTGTCTCTCATAACTTTAGCGGGGTCATCTGTCATATTTTGTATTACATCAGACTGAAGCTCTTCAATAAATGTGTAGTCAGGCTCATCATCAAACCTTGGCTTCTTTGTTGTATTCTGCCTTAAACTATATCGTGCATGGGCTAGGTTATTAGGGCCGTAGTGAGTCATTAATCCTAAATTGGCACCAACTATGTCAACGCCAATTTCTTCGTACCCTACTTCAGGATCTAATAGATCCCCCTGCCTCTGCATAGTTTGATTAGCAGTCTTTTTCTTTACAGCTGAAATTCTTAAAGGTTCCATGCCATCGTCAATAGCACCACTACCAACATATTTTGTTGTACCAGCTGGTGTAGTGTAGCTTACTATTCCCGGAGCAACATCCTCACCTCTAGTATATTTTTTAGCAGGATCTAAACTAAACTCTCTATAGTCTAACTCAGCCTGTGTAACTTTAGGAGCACGCTTTCGTACAAAAGCCTCAATGTTTTCTCCTCTAGTCCCTTCTTTGCCTATAGGTGCATTCTCAATAGCAGACTCTAGGGGGCTATAAAACTCAGCTATAGTAGAATTATTAGGGTTTGATACATCTCTAAGAACTGCATCTGTCTGCTTGAACATAGGATTAAACTTAGGGTTATCCGTAATGCCCAGCGCAGAGCTTAGCTCTTTAGCTATAAGTCTACTAAGTGCAGCCATTACTGTACGTTCCCACTAAAGCCCGGTTCTCCGGGCGCTGCAGCAGCACCTATTCCTATGTTACCACCACCGCCGCCTGTCATGTCTTGTGGTCCTGTTGGGCCTGCTCCTTGTGGTGGAGGTGCCCCAGCTGGTCCTGCATTAGGATCTCCGGGTGCAGCAGGCTCAGGAGGAGCTTGGAACCCTTTAAGAATTTCAGCCTGTACTGCTGCGTCTTGAATGGAGTTAGTTACTTTATCAGGATCAAGATCCATGCTAATTGCAATCTCACGAATGATGTAATCCATCTTAGCAAACGGTGCTAGTATAGGATTCTGTGCAACCTGCAAGAACTGCAGTAAGCGTTGGCTACGTACTTCGTTAGCCATCAGTGACTCAGTACCTTGAGCTTTGACTTCTAAGTCACCCTTAATTTCAGGATCATAGTCGAACTGCATGTTGAAGCTAAAGAAAGCTTTGCCTAGCGGGTTAAGCAGGTAGTCATCTACGTTCTTAATAACAGTACGAATAGAACCGTTAGCTGCAGACATGAGCATAGAGATACCAGAAGCAGTACGTCCTACACCTGTCACGCCTGTCTGACCGTGAGCAAAGCTAGGGAAGCCTGTTGATTCGTCTGCTAGTACTCGTGCCTTATCGAACAACTGCATGTTCTCACCAGCAACGTTAGGGAATGATGTACCGAAGATAGCTTGTCCGGGTGCACCACCTTGACGCCTAAACACTTTGCCCGGATATACTGAAAGGTCTTGGCCCGGTACTAAGTTTGTCTCATCAACCTCAATCAACAAGTTACCTGACAGTACAGCATTATCTACTGCCATACGCATGAAGCCGTTCATAAGGGTCTGTGTGTCATCCATGTTCTCAGCGATACCTACACCGAAGAACGAGTACGGATTGACTTCATAAGGCACAGCGTAGTAAGGTATAAGTGCAGGCTTGAATGGATTCATAACCATACGTAAGACGTTACCGTTACACACCCACAAGTTTACGTTAAGCTGCTCTGCATCTTTAAGTGCACGAGGGATCTCTATGTCGTGGTCCTCTAATACTTCACGATCAACGAAACCCCAGAACTCTTTTACTTCATAGCGTTCAGCTTGGCTACCGTGCTCGTCATCCTCCATGACTTGCTCCCACCACTTCTTCTCATAGGATTCACCCATCTTAAGAGAGTTGTCGATAGCGTTGTCACGAAAGAAAGGACGGCCTTTAAGGGCACGCAGCTGAGAGCGAGACATCTTGTGACGCTCAACTATATACTCAGCCTCATCCATGTTAGATGCGTCAGGGTCAGGATAGAAGTTCCATAGAGATACATTGCTTGTAGAAGGAACAGTCTTTATAGTAGGGTCATAGTTACCCTCATCATCCCAATTAGGATACTCTTTGTTTACAGCGAATGGGCCTTTCATAATGCCTGTGCCAAACAAAGAACATTCAAAGGCAGCAAGACGTAGCTGTTTGTTAGCTCCACTCTCCTCTAACTGATCGTGTATCTTCTTCTGCATCTTCTTAGCTGCAACTTTTGCAGGATTAAAAGTAACATCAGTAGGAGTAGTACCCGGTCCTTCAACAACTTTTTCTTCTACAGGCTCAAGCTTACCAGCTAAAGCACCCATACGCTCCTTAAGTTGTGGCATAGTTTCGCCGGGAGCAAGACGGCTCTCTTCATTAGTAAAGGGAGTAAAGGCTTCTTTGATACTCTCCATTGCTTCTTCAGCAGCTGGATCAGGGTTCGTACTAAAGTGTACAGAGTCAGCTACACCTTCTGGAAGGCTAGTAGGATCTACAACAATAGGAAACTTCTTGTTACCAAAAAGAACATCAACAATCTGCCCGTAAGCAGCTAGAGTTTTAGTCTTAGTTACTTTTACAAATACACGAGAGCGCTCAGCCTCAGTGAATTGTACTTGTGGATTATACAAACCACGATAGTTACGATATGCTTTTAACCAACGTTCTTCATCTTGGCGTCTAGAGTCTTCAGCTTTCTTGTAACGATTCTCTACAAAAGAAACAATACTTCCTACTGAAGTGTCTGAATCGTAAGAGTCTTTCTTTACATCTTCAATATAAGAAGATTCAGAGGATTCAATATTTTCATCGTAGCTATCATCAAAATCTTTAGGGTCCATACTTAGTATCCAAATGTTGGGTCAGCTGCTTGAAAGCCTGACCTTGAAGTTGCTGGATCGTAGTCAAATAAAGAGCTACGGGGTCTTGTCATAATACCATACCTTAAAGCGTCATACAAGTGGTCTTCTGCATTTGTATCAACGTCCTCTGGATTACGTTTATCTAAAGGTATGCTAGGTAACTGCGCTACTAGGTTAGTACAATCATTAAACATAACTAAACGAGGTTCTTCTGTAAACTCATCTACTTGAAGTCTACGATGTAATTCATTCTTTCCAGCTACACGTGACCCTTTAGAGCGGTCAGAAGGACGCCAACGACACCCTCTCATGTTCATTTGTTCTGCCAAAGATGGACCAGTATCACCACGTTTATGCCACAAAGAACTATCAAGCACCCCATATCTTATACTGCCATCTCCTGATTCAGCTTCTAAGATCATGTCAGCTAAGTCTATAGCTGTAACCTTAGAACAATATAACTCTCTATACACTATTAATTGCTCAGCAGGACTAACTGCAACCCAGACAACTCCTGTGTAACTACCATAACCGTAGTCACATGCCCTAAATCTTGTCCAGCTTTTTGGTATAGCATAAGGCTCGACCACATGTATAGCACGGTTAAACTCAGGAAAAGCGGCACCTTCGTTTACATCCCAATCTCCATCAAGCAATCTCTTGCGTTGTTGATCAGGTAAAGACAAAAGCATTGCTTCGTAGTCACCGCTATCCGCTAGGTAAGGATTATCAAACAAACTAGCAGGAATAAACTTACGTTTAAATAGGGGCTGGTCTTCTTTTCTATGACCCTTAGGGTAGCGTAACGTGTCTCCTGTTTCTATATTAGTAGCCCAGAACGCAGAGTTAGGCGTTGCTGGATCAATAAACATCTTCTTAACCCAAGCATGACCGGGACCACCGGGGTTAGTAGTAGCTCTCATGTAAAGACCTAACTCAGATGAGGCAGATCTTAAACGACTCCGCATGTAATCCCAAGCAAAGGAACTAGACCACTGAGTCAACTCATCGAAGGCTACATAGTTAAACGCCTGTCCTTGGTAGCGCATAACGTCTGTGTCTTTATCTAAGTAAGACATCCAGAGCCTACCGCCTTGAGGTGTAGTCCACTGAGACTTTCTCTCTGACCACTTAATACCCGGTATAGCTTTAGGGTACAACTCTTGGCTCTTCTGTATAAGCTCTCTTAGTTCCTCTGTAGTGTGTCGTACTAGTAGTCCACTAAAGTCTTTGTTACCTAAGTCACGTAAAGGATCAGCTAATGTAGCATAGCTCTTTCCACCTCCAGCTGCTCCACCATACAGTACCTCACGCTCATTAGCTGCTAAGTAGTTAGTCTGTGGTCCGGGGTTAGCCTTAAAGACTACCTCTTGTGCAAACTGTACGTCATAGGGTGCAGGTGTTACCGTTGCGAATACTTTGTGCTCAGGTTTTGTTTCTTCTGTCTTCGTAGGTGTAGTAACCGATTCTTTCTTTTTCGAGCGCTTCGTATTGCTGGATCGTTTCTTCAAGCCAGAGGGCGAGCTTACGCTTAATTGCAGCAAGTGATTTACGTCTTCGCTCGACATCTATACGTTTCTTAAGTCCATCATGAGTTATCTGTCTGCCTGATTGAGTAGTTAACCAAGCAGATACTTCTCTGTAACTATACTGCTTTAAATGTTTCTTTGCAAGCTCTAATAATTCTAATTCTTTAGGTACAGGTTCTAACCAAGAATCATCTGCAGGATCTATATTGTAACCAAAGGGTACAGATCTTTTAGTTAGTCTTGGTACTCGCTCCCAGTTCTTTATGTTGTCAGGCTTTGGCAACATCCAATAGCCTAACTCTGCCTTTTGAAAGTTAGTTCTACGTTTCATCGCCAGCATTAGAATCCTTTGGTGGTAGTATAAACAAGCCACCGCTAGACTCTACTGCAACCTTTTCAGTTTTAACTAAACCAGAGCGGTCTAACACTTGGCCTGCTGCAATCATGCGCTCCTTAACGCCTAGCTGCGTAGGGTCATCCAAAGCCGACCCATAAGCAATAGCAGCTTTTGGACCCAATCTTGACATGTAGCTTTTAGTCGCTTCAAATATTTCATCTTTAAGTGCCTCCGTAATTGATCTAGTAGGTGTGCCATCACTATAGCCAGCAAGACGCTTAGCCATAAGAACATCTCCAGCAGCCTCATCAAAAAGAGCCTCAAGAAACTTCTGTTGGTTTTCGGTTAGCTGCTTAGCCATAATCTATTGCCTTCAAATAATGTTTTAATATATGTAGTTATAACATACTAGTAACAAAAATGCAACTAGCTTTTAACATTCACATTTTTTACAGGGACAATCTCTATTAAACAAGGATCGTAGAATACGTTTCAAATATATCTTCATGTTTTTTTCCTATACGGTTTTACTTTTTCAGCAACTTTTTTCGGTTGAGCCACATACTGCTTACCCGCAGCATTTCCTTTTCGCTTGGATCGTGTTGTAGAGGCATACTCAGAAGCACTAAGAGACTTAATAGCTTTCTTAGGGAGGTAGCGTTCCCCCGTAGCTTTAGGCCCTTGTGTTGAAGGCTTGCCACTCTTAGTAGTCCACTTCTGCTTAGTCCAAGACTTAAGACTTTTTTGAGACTTTTTTAGCGCCATCAACTTTAGCCTTTGCTGTTTTACTTAAATCTTTATAATGAAATAACTTTACACTTGTTTTACTGTGAGTCTTACCTGTGTGTAAAGAACCATCAGGCATCTTGTGAGTGCCGCCCTTATGCTCAGTACCGTCCTTCTTATAATGCTTTACACCCTTCATGATGTGTAACCTCCACCTTTAGCTTTGTATTGCTTAGCCACCATCTGGGCTTTCCTTGCGCTCCACTGTCCGGGGCTTCCACCTTTGCCGCCAGCCTTAACGGATGAGACAAGAGACTTACGCATAGTAGGCTTAGTATAATTACCTGCCGCATTAACGCCAGACTTTTTCTTGGTTGTAGAACCTGTCTTTGATTTCGCCACGTGTAATTCCTATGTCTTTGAGCATAGCGTCTGACATATTATGTAACTGCCAGTATTCTACTCTACGCATTTGGTTGTGCTGTATTCTACTTAGTAATCTTTTAAACATGGTATAACTCCTTTTATATTACCAAGGATAGTTATACCATGCTTTACTCTAAAGAACTACATACAAGACTGCAATCCCGTTATGCACAAAGGCTACTTCTTCTTAGCTGCAGGCTTCTTAGCCATACCGCCATACATGTAGCCGCTTTTCTTAGACATCCCACCAGCCATCATTTTAGCTGCAGGCTTCTTCTTAGCCATTCCCCCAGCCATCATTTTAGCAGCTGGCTTCTTCTTAGCCATTCCACCCATGTTCATTTTGCCAACACCGTCAGCAGCAAAGGCTGGAACTTTCTTACCGTTCTTTTTAACCATAGGCATCTTAGCCATAGTATATTCCTTTTTGTTTAAGCTAACGTTACACGCACAGCTACAGTTTCTGATTCACCACGACTATAGTTTAAGATAGTTGCATTACCTATTCCCTTAGGAACAACCATGCAGTGTGTACCAGCAGGTAGCTGTAGATCATTTGCAGTTGAATCTGCTTCTGCTGTAGCAAAACCCATATCAAGCTTGTGGCTTGTAAAGATATACACTAGCTTTGCATCTGTGCAGTCTACATGCGTAGTGGCATCATTGCCAAGGGAGACTGCGCTTTGCACAGTCCACCCCATGTTTTCTCCTGTTACTGACCCTACTGAATCAACCATTATGCTACCTGTACGTATTCAATAACGAAGGTAAATGAACCTGCTGTAGTAGCATTCACTGTGTTTGTGATGTTACAGAAGATGTTACGTGCAGCTGCTGCGTATTGAACAGAGGCTGGGGCTGTCGTGCCATCCTGTGTCTGAAGAATTAACGCAGTCACTGTTACGTTACCTACAACAACTGTTGTACCAGCGTCTAAGATTTCGTCAGCCTGAGTAGCTACAATTTGTGCGCCTGAAGAAGATGTACCAACTTCATAACCAATGTCACCACTGCCACAGATAGGTGCTGTAACGCAGAAGATTTTAATGTCGGTGATAACTGTACCTGCTGGCTGTACAAATGTACCAATAGTGGGTGAGTCACCTGCAGTTGAGTTAACTGTAACACCAGCAACGTGAGCTACGTGCTTGACGAAGAGACTGTTTACAGAGCTACCAAGTGTAGTAGTTCCTGTTACATCAATGCCATCACCAAACGTAATGTCTGTTTGATACGCTTCAATGCCTTGTGTGAATGTAGTAGTTGCCATGTTATTATATTCCTATGTGTTTACCATTTGACTTTATCAGCCCAGTAGGCTGCGCTAAGTTTTCCTCTTTTGATATTCTTAGCATGTCTTGCTTTAAAGGATGCACGCTTTTTCTTCATGCGGTCAGATTCACCCGCTTTTGGTTTACCTGCCGTTTCTGCTCCCTGCTCACCGAACCTGATGAGCTTAATGGTGTCACCTTCTTTGGCAAGCACTGCGTGGGATTTCGTGGGATGCTTAGGTGTCTTCTTAGGCTTGTTGTAACCTTCAAACTTTTCACCTCTATACTCTACAGACATTAAGCACTAATCCCCATA